TCCGTCAAATTCGTATGTATCATAAACGGTTATATTTTCTTTGTATTTGCTTGTTCTCTCGATGATTGTTTGATTATCATTTATTGAATAATTTATCTCTCTTGAATTTGCTCTCATTAAAGTTGTTCCATCATAAATTTTTGTGTATTCCGTTCCGCTTAAAATCCATGATTCGTTTTCCCAAACTTTGAATACTGTCTTTGTGTTCTGCACATCTATTTTTACTTTGTCTGGGAGAATTATGTATACGCTTGCAACTAGGACTGCCAATGTTAAAAATCCAATTATAAATTTTTGTGCCTTGGTTACCATCTTATTTTAAAAGCTCCATGATTTTTCTATTTTTCTCTTCTGATCCGTTGAAGTGTCCTGGATGCATCTCACTGGCCCCGAAGCTCACTGTTGCGTAGATCTTGCCTTCTGGCTTCTTGAGTCTCTTTAATAATTCTATTGTCTCGTCAAACTTGTCATCCGGGATGTGTTCCAAAACGTCAAAGCATAAAATAACATCGTACTGGTTCTTGAACTCTGGATGAATCGGCATAGGCAATCTCTTAATCTTCAATCTGTGCTTCTGGAATCTGAAACTCATGAAATCGTTTGCCTTCTTGCTTGGATCGCATGCGCTTACCATGTACTTCTCTCTTGCAAGCATATATGCCATTTGTCCTGCTCCGGATCCGAAATCAAGTATTTCTGTGGATCTCTCCGGAAAATCTCTTTTGATTTCTTCCAGGAGTTTCCTGTCGAATGATCTCCTTCCTTTGAAGTGCCATTCCAGGTGATCGTAAATTTCCCACTGGTTGTCCGTGTAATATCTCAAATTCTGCACAGGATCGTCAAGGTCGTACTTTTTCATTTCATTGGCTCTTAATTCGTATCTATGAAGAAAATTGCTCAGAACCTCTTCTCTGCTCAATTTCTCGAATTCCATCAAGTCCTGAATCATTTCCTCTCGCTCATCACGATCCTCTTTGAGCATCTGCTTATAAATCATGAATTGCTCGGGTCCGACTTCTATTCCGAAATGCTCACATACTACCCCTGTGTTCAGGTGAATCTTGTATCCGGCTTTGATTGCCTCATCGCAGAAATAAAGGTCCTCTGCAATCTGATACTCTATACCGTCATGTTTTCTCCATTCTAGTTTGAAGTACGGATATTCCATCTTCCTGAATACGTCCATCTTGATCAGGCAGCATCCCATCCCTACTCCCTGAACTTCCATGATCTGATTAAATTCAAAGTCTTCCAAGAAAAAGTGCATTTCTCCTTCCTTGACTCTTGCGACAGGAAGGTACGGTTTTTGCTTTGTAAAATAAAGCCCGGATGCAATATCCACATTCATGTTAAGAAGCGAATCTATTGCTCCTTTTGGGATGAGAGTATCTGAATCAATAAAAAACACATAATCACAATTATCATTAAGAGCCATCTTCACGAGATCATTTCTCGCTTTGTCCACGATTGTAGATGCCCTCATATATATCTGTACGTTGTACTTGTTCTGGTCATACAACTCGTGAAGCCTGTTGATAAAATTAACGAAAAAGCTTGCTGGAACTACATTATACAAGGGCACGCAAATGCCTATTTTCATGTTTCCCTCTTATGCAACAGTGACTTTCCAAGTGATTTGTAAGGTATCGCCGTCTGCTACGTTTATCGCACTGAATGTCTGCCTGCAAAGCATAACCCCAGCCGATGAATCGTTGAAAACCCCTGACTCTGTTACAGCTACACTTCCAGATACTGTGAAAGATTTGACAAATTGTGCAGTGTCGTTTGCTACGTTAACCTGAACCAGTGTTCCGGTTGTTGCTGCCCTTGTCAATCCATTTTCAGTCTCTTCTGTTATCAATGCTGTCTGTGTTGCTGTTGCAGCAGTTGTTCCTGTCCCAACGGCAATGTAATCAAATGCAGTGTGTGACCCTGCTTGATCTGAACAGAAAAGTCCTGCGACTTCTGTAAATCCCAAGTTCATAAGTGCATTTGGAGTTTCCACAGTTTCGATAAGTTTACCAGAATTATCAAAGTGATCTATCTGGATCCAACCTTTCAACTTTGCGTCCTGCGATTCCATGTGTTGTTTCATTGTTTAACCTCCTGATTTTTAATTGAATCTGATTTTATGATTTTTATTTCGAGTTCGTCACTTAATCCAACATTCTCTCCGTTATTTTTTTGACTTCCTTTCTTGATCATTTCCTGTGCTTCATACATGTGTACGAGTCTGTGGAAAATCCTGAAAAAGTCAAGCAATTTCTTCGGATCGTTCAATATTTGTTTTATTTCTTCGTCGTTCATCTTCTTCTTTTAATTTGTTTACCTCGACAATTTTTTCTGATTTAATGTCACGTGAGACATTCAAATCTTGTGTAACATTTCCTTTTTTGTCCTTGGCAATTATGCTTAATCCTCCCATTTTATTTTTATGATTTTGTTTTATTTAAAGATTGTTATTAAACCACACATGGCCTTGGTCTTATCCTTGACATTATCTCGTCTCTCTCCGCGATTAGTTGCGATGCTGTCTCTCTCCACTGTGTGTACGGCTCACCTTTCTGCACATTCAATTCCCCAAGTCCGTATCCGACGATGTCTGTATAAGACTGACCTATAATTCTAGCAACACATGCAATTGCACAAGCAATGTTAATCAACTTTTTCATAATTTCGCTTATCTCGAGTTTTACAATTGTACTTCCTGATTCATGACTATAAATCAATTTGTCAAGAACCAATATTCCTGTACTCACTGAACTCACTTGTGCTGCTTCTCTATATCCATCCATTCCATAAATTTCAACCCAATCCAAATCTGTGAATCCTGTTGAACTTGCAACTGCAACACTCACTGCCGATCCTGCAACTTCTGCTTCGCTTGTAGTAGTACTTGTTGAGCTCTCCTCGAGAAATCCATAAATGTACTTGACTATTATTTTATATGAACTATTGATGAATGTACTCGATGTTGCTCTCGAGCTCAGAACTATTCTTCCTGATCCTTTTGTTACATCAAGGTTTGCAGGGTCTTCTGTTGAATTGTTTATCTTTAATTCTCTTACTGCAAGGACTGGATTGTTCTGAAGGATCATTCTGTTTGTGTCGTTTCCATCTCTTACTTCTATTCTTGTCTTTGGTGTGAAAACTGTGTTATAAAATCTTTCAATCTGTGGCTCACACTCTGCAATTATTGCATTTATGTCTGCGTCGCTGATCTCCGATGATAAAATTCCGCATGTTCTCCTTACTGTGTCGGTTGTTACGAATGTCATTTTATCCTCCAATCACCAATTTAATTACTATCCCCAAAAGTGCAATAAATGTTCCTGTCATCACTCCTGTCTGAATTCCCATTATTTTCTTGAGCCATTGAACATCATTTGATAATTTTATGTTTGATCTCGCTGTCATGCTACTTTGCTTTGAAAGCTCTGTCATGTTGTGATTAAGAACCTCAATCATCTTCTCCTGGTTCTGTTTGAAATCCCCGAAAGTTTTTGCATCAATATAATTACAACTTCTGGCCATATCTCTCCTCCAAAATTTTAACTATGTCATCCCTGAAAGGTAATTCTGCTTTGAGATTTATTTGTTCTATTAATTTTTCCTTGGTTCCGTATACAACTATGTCCTTTGCAGTCTTTGGCCCTATCCCTTGAATCTTTGTTAATTCGTTAAAGAATAAATTGTCTGGTGTGTAATCCTCAACCATCTCTTTTTCAATTTGTTTTGTCTCTACTTTTGTCTGGCCTATATTTCCTTCTGTTATTTTTATTTCTTCCAATTTGTATGCTTTCCCTATTTCCTCAGGCAAATCCTTTATTTCTCCGGTCCTGAAAGTTATCCAGTATCCTCCTGTCAAGCTTCCTACCCGAATTTTCATGGATTCACCTCTATTTTACTCCTCCTCGACGATAAGATAAACTGACACACTTTGTCCTGCAGTTCCTGATGCGACAGATAGCTTGACTCTTCCGTAAACTACAAATGGTTCACATACTTTATTGGTTCCTTCCCAATAAACTGTCTCTGCTCCTGCGTACGTGCACACTGGTGTTCTCGGATAATAAGTCGCGTCTGTGTTAGCCGCACTTAAATCCAGGATCTTCTGTGCTGATGCTTCTCCGTCTGAATCAAGATCTACTGTGCAAGTATTTGCTGGGTAGTCAACTCCGACTGCTAGTATCTTGCCTCTTATAGGTGTGCTATAAGCTGAGGCAGTTCCATCTGCAGCTATTGTGCCACTCGATATCTTGTACTTCCTGATGTTTGACATTTTTCTTCTCCTGTGTTTATTTGATTTTAAGTCCGAGGACTATCTTTTTTTCCAAAATCAAAAAAAGATAAAAAATAAAAAAATAAAATTATTTTCTTGCTTCAACAGCTTCTTTCCACTCTTTCTGGTCTGTGAAATTTCCTGGATCCAATGGATTCTTCTCAACTGCACTTTCAACTTTTTCTGGTTTATATTTTTCTTTTGCCATTTTAAGCTGATGAGTTACAATCAATTAAGCTTCCACCAGTTGTTGATGCCTGATAATTCAAACATCCTGGATCTCCAGAATTGCTTGCAATTGTTGTATCAAAGTCTCCAACCAATAGGTTCCTGAAAATTCCAAGAGTTCCTACTGTATTATTTCCTGCCGCATCAATTGCCTTTGTTGTTGTTCCAGCTTGACCTATGAACATATTATCATAAATCAAAGTGTAATTTCTATCTCCAGTTGTATTTTCGATATAAATTCCAGTGTTATCTGCTCCAACATCAAAAAAACAATTGTGTACAGTATCTCTTGTACCATTCAATAAAACTGCTGCAGTTACATGTCCTTTAAAAAAACAATTTTCCACAACAAGATTTACTGGATCCACTACAAATGATGAATCATTTGGTTCAATTGCATAAAGAGCAGTATCATATCCATCAAAGTTACAATCATGTATGTAAGTTGAATAAACTCCTGCAGCGGTTGTTGCCTGTGTATCAGTTCCAATCTCAATACAAGTTCCTGCTGTTCTCATGGATAGATTTAATCCTGCAATTTCAACACGATCTGCCCCAATTATAAACATTGGTGTTGTTCCCACTGTCTTTTTTAGAGCTCCTGCTTGTCTTCCTGGATGTCCGTTGCTTCCAAGAATTCTCAATCCTGTTTGAGTGATTGTAATTCCTGCTGTTGCAATTGTTTCAATTGCATTTTGTGCAACCAATATTACATCATAATTTCCTGCTACATCAACTGCCTCTTTCAATGTAATAAAAGCCTCTGCCGGGCTTGTTCCATTTCCTGATGCTGCCGGATTAGTTTTACCTGAATCCACATACCATATTTGAGTATCTTTCTTCATGATTAAACCCGCTCCACCAACGCCTTGATCAAAAGAACAATATCCTGTAAAGTGTCTATCTCCAGTATATTCTCCACTTATTGGTCCATCTCTTCCCATTTTCTATTTTGAGACAAATCAATAAGCCCAGATAATTATGGTTTTTACACCAGTATCTGAACCACCTAGATCTACAGTTAATACGCTTGAAGCAACTATTGTACTTGTGGGGGCAGTATTAACTACCACTGAACCAGTTGTTGTCTCATCAAAAACCAAAACTCCGTGTACATTTGTACATCCGAATTTTGATAAATCAACTGTCACATCATCTGTTCCTCCAACTGTTGTGTCAGGACAAACTACCTGGATCATCTTAACCCCTAGGTTTGGCGCTACTTCAGTGAGTGTGCAATCATCTTCTGCTACTATTGTTGTCATTTTTTTAACCTCCCGTTGTTTTAATTATTATTTTTAAGAGTTTTGTTCTCTTTGCTTTTTCTGTAAATTTAAAAAAAATTTTGAAATCAAAAAAGCAATAAAAAGGATTTATAGTATGTCGTCAATGAAACTGTTGAAAGCAGTGTTCCTCATGATAAGACACTCGTAGATTTTCAGCATGAACTTGTTCGAATCGTTGGTGTGAGCCAAGTCCTCGTAGGTCATGTCCTGAAGCACTCTCATCTCTATCCAATCGGTATCAAGGAAATAAATTTGCTTAGCCCCTGATGTGTCACTCAAGAATCTACTGAAAATAACTGGAACTTTTCCAGCCATTGTGTCCAGCACGATGCTTGGTGCTATTCCGAAAGGAAGCGATCCTCCTGCGTTGTCACTTGGACTGAATCTGTAAGTATCGATTATGATCTTACGGATGTCCTTGATAACTGATGGCGATGCAACACCTAATTTAGGTCTTCCACCGTCCTGTACAGCGTACAGTATCGCAGTCTCTATGTCGTCGTAGGTCAATGCAGCTCCGTTCAAATCAACAACGTTTGTTGTGCTCTGTAGAGCGACAATTCCGTTGAATTGTGTTGAATCAGTGCTTGTTGATCCGTTAACGATCAAGTTCTCTTCGAGCTCTCTCAATTCCCTCGCCTTCATTATCACTTCGAATTGCTTTGCGTTTGGCGCAGCAGCATTTCCGAATGTGCTGTTTCCTAGTCCTCCGCCTTGTGGCTGGAATCCTTCAAGCATATATGCTGGCATTGCTGCCTGCATCTGGCCTGTGACTCTGCCCACAGCATACAAGTACTTTATAGCAGTGCTTGCTCTTTCGGTTGTGTCGTTTGTTTCACTCATAGCTGCATCTTCTGCTGCTGTGAATCCTCCGCCTTTTGCTGTTATTTTTACATAATCAGCTGTCAAGCCTTGGTTTGTGACTCTTGGGATAAGTTCCACCAAAGGTGTCTCTTTTCTTGTAGTGTCAACGACTCTTGGATCAACGTAGACCGGAATCATTCCGTATCCAGCTGTTCCTGTTCCGCCTGTCTGTGTGTACAAAGCCTTCATCCTAACCATTCCGTTGCTCAAAATATCCTTAAGATTGATGTCACTTTGTGCACCAATTCTCATATCTATTCCGAACTTTGGATCGACGTATCTTGTCTGGTCTGGCAAAGCTCCGAAGGAATGTGCATACGCACTCTTTACATTGACTCCACTTACTGGTCCTGTAAATGCTCCTTCCATTTTTAAGCGATAAAGTCTAGAGGTGTTTGAGATTTTTTCTCTACGAAATTGTCAGATTTATCCGGTTGTTCAACTTTGCTTTTCATGACTGGCTTTTTCAACGCAGACTTGATTTCAGCGATTTCTTTGTTTGTTGCTTCTAGGTTAGATTTGGTTTCAGCCAATTCTTTCTGTGTAGTATCAAGCCTTGATTTCACTTCTGCAAGTTCTTTGTCTTTTTCCTCTGTCTCCTTTTCAGGTGCAGCAGGTTGCTCTGGCTCATTGTTCTCTGGATTTTCCTTAACTTCGTTTTCCTCAGACATTTTATGTTTAGCCTCCTGTGATTTATTTGGTGAATCACTTGCGTGATTATCACTGATGTGATTATGATCTTTCTCTTCAAATGGATCTTGTCCACGACGAACTTTTGCCATCCTCTCATTATATTTATCTACGTCAGAATCTGTTCTTTTGCTACGATTCCATTCATCAACAACTCTATCTGATAATTCCTGTTGTCTTTTTGATTGTCCGGGTCTTGGTCCACTTCCTGGTCCACCTTTCTCCTCTTCCTTTTTTTTCTTTTCATCCTCTGTTTCTTCTTTGTCTCCCTCATGGATTGCCTCATTTCTTGCGGATGTCCTTCTCTCTTCAATGCTCCTGGCCTTTTCCTCTTGCTCTTTCATAAATTCCAAGCTTTTTGCGAACACGTTTGTCATCTTTGCCTCGGTGTTGACAGGATTCCCGGTGAATGCAACATTTAAAAGATTAATCTTATCGAGCATCCTTATCTGTTGCCCGTTTTTTGTGACCTGTGTTGACTTCATTGGCACGTATGCGATTGAGAAAGCATCCAAAAATCCGTCCTGGATGGATCCTTTCACCTCATCGAATCTCTGTGAATTTTTGTTGAGCATTGCCCTTACTTTAATCCCTTTTTTGTCAATTAAGAAATCGTCAACCTTTGCAACCGGGATGATCGTCTTGTTTGCCTCTCTCTCCAGGTTTGATTTTCCCCTGAAACTTTCATGTTCTACATCGAATTTGATTGACCTCTTCTTCATTTGCTCAGCCATGTCAAGAATGCATCCTTTTGTCACTATGTCGTTAACCAAATCTATGTCAGAAGTAGATATGTATCCCTCAACAAAAAAGTCCTCTCCCTCAGATTTTATCTCTATGGGATCTGATGTGAATATGAATTGCGCCTCTTCCATTTATTTTAAAGAAAAATAATAGTTATAAATATTGTTATTTATGCGATTAATCTTCACTGTCCAAATAAATGACAGTTGACCTGCAATTTACATGTCCTGGAGGAACATTTCCTTCCCATCCAGTCACTGAATCTACAAAGTTTTCTTCCATTCCAACTGTCTTTCCATGCATCCTCTTGCAGAACTCTGATGTACGATCATCCATCGCTGAAACCCATTGCTTTTTAAGTTTCGCTCCGCTTGTTTTAAATGCTTGAAGCTTTCCCTGATTCTCTGCTCTCGATGTTTCAGTCCTTGCAATTGCTTCTGCTCTTGTCTCGCTTGTATCAAAAACCTTTTTTATCCGGTCTTTGATTTTTGCGATTCCTTCTCCACCCATAATTCCTCTTTCCAACTCTTGCCTTAAATCTGTCATGAGTTCGTCTGTCAATCCTTTTATATTGTTGAATGTATATGATTGAATATAATCTATTGCAATCTTATTAACAAGAACATTCTTGTCGAGTTGCTTCTCTGCGCTTTCCCATCCTTGCATGAATGTATTCTTTATGACTGCGTCGGCGATTTCTTTTATTCCCTCAAATACTAGGATGCTCTTTATTTTCTTTGCAATGTCATCGACTGATTTAATCTCTTTGATTGTGTTTTGTCCGACTTCTCTCTCGATTAATTCCTGCAACTTCTTTTCGTTGTCCCTCAAAACATAAACCATCGCTCTCTTAAGTCTTGCATCATCCATTGTTTCCCCTGGTTTCATGATTAAAGGATTTTCCATTGTGTTTAATGATTTTTCTTCTTTTGAATTTGCTATCTTTGCAGCACTCTCTTTTGAATGGCCCTCTTTAATCAGTGCGTGATAAATCTCCCACCATTTGTCTGAATGTCCCATGCCTGGCTTTCCTTCAATTGATTTTTCTTCTCCGTTCATTTGCTCTTTCTTTTTTTGTAGTTCTTCTTTTTTATCTGCCTCTTCTTTCCCAGAATTACCGAATGGATTTTGATTAAGATTGTTTCCGAATGGATTGTTCTCGCTTGGCTTGTCTCCCCACTCAACAGGATCAAGTCCTTCTTCTTGTCTTATTTCATTTACTGATTTGAGTTTTGTGTCTAACCATAATTTGTAAAGTGTCGCTTTCTTTGTCTCTTCCTCGACATCAAATAAAATAAATTTAAACTCGATGTCATCAAACTCAAACTCACTTATGATCTCCTGATTTAATCTGTACTCTTCCAATCTCAATAAAGGATAAATTGTTCTCTTCTTGAAAATGTTTGACTGCACTATTTGATTTGCAAGTCCTTTCGCGTCCTCTGTGTATCCAAGCTCAACGCTTGTGACTCCGAAGCATGCCCATACTAATTTAGCCCACCATTTCTGTCCTTCCAAAAGTTCGAGCTCTGCGTTCGTGAATTCAAATCTTGTATATGTTGGAACTTTCCCCACCATCGGTATATTGTGGAAGTCCTTTTTCCAGTTTCCTGCTGTATCCTTTTTTCTCTGTTGATCAATCCACTGATCCTTAAATGCATTTATCTCTTCTGAGCTCGCTCCCTCAAATCCTAGAACTCCCTTTGGAATTGAATTGTCATTAAAATATTCCAAGTTATGCTCGATTGCATAAATTAACGTTTGAATTGTCTCTGATAAAACTTCGACAGGTGATCTTCCATATATTGATTCTGTCCTTGGATTTCTCTCAAACCAAACAATCTCTTTTTTCCCAAATGGAACTGGCCTTGCTCCGCTGATCCATCCATACTGAAAATATGCAGCTCTCTCTCTTGCGTCTGCGGCTGAAATAAATCCTGGTTCTATCGCCATTGCTGAACTTTCTTTGTTTGGAGGCAATATTGCTGAATCAATTATTAAATCGTCTCTGTCTGTAAACATTCCATAAATATCTGGGTTCTTTGTAAATGTGGCCCCATCTCTTGCGACTATCTCTACCATTTGTCCCCCGAGATTAAAAATTTTGTTTATAACTCCTGAATCTACTTCGAGTATATCTCTCAAATATTTTCTTCTTATCTCTTCGAATGATTCTTTGTTTGTATTTGGGTTGTCAAAGAATGCCTTAACTTGTTTGACATGATCCTCATTTGGTTGCTTTCCATCCTTTCCGACTATGTCCCATGGAACTGCACACATCTCGTCGATAATTGTTGATATGCACATCTCGACGTATGGAACTGACGCAAGTCTTCTTACATTCGGAAGGTCTACATATCTTGGATATCCAAACGGAGGCTTGTATAAAAACATCGGTATGTATGCCTTCTGCAGTCCGTTCCTTGTTGCCTCGCTTATGTTTGCGACGGCCGGCACTGCCTTCTCTTCGCTTTTTTTTAAAAAATCAAACATTCCCATGAGTATGAAAGGATATTAATCCATAGTTTATTGATTATTTAAATATTATTATTTCACTGGCATAAATCCGAATGGCAATGTTGACTGCTCGTGCCATGTAAAATAAACCAATGCATCTGCAAAATCAGGTGATTTGTCTGGATCCACAACTTCTCTTTTTCCCGTGCTCGTAAGTTTCCATTTCATTTGTAACAACTGATTTGTCTGTTCTCTCCGGTCTATAATCTGAATCATCCCTTCATTGAATAATGCTTGCAACCTGAAATAGTTCTCTGCTTTTTTGTTCCTGTAATGGTCCTCATTGATTGCCTTCTCCCCGAAATGACACCCTGTGACTGTTACATTCTTCCATCCCTTTTCTTTGATCACTTCTTTGAGTCTGCTTAATGGCCCTGTCCCAATTCCGATTCTATCAATAAAAATTTCGTAATTTGTTATTCCTGTGTAATCTTCCTCTATTATTGTGACAATCTTTCCGACGATTCCCATAGGATCGCTTTTTGGCTCGCTGAATGATTTTATTTGCTGATATTTTAATTCTTTTTTTATTCCTTTGTATATGACTGTCGAATCAAGTCCTTGATCTGCAGGATCACAACTGACTATCCTTTTGAAATTCTTTATTTTTTCCTTTGCTTGTTTGACATCTATTTCTCTGTGCTTTTCTGCATGCATCATGATATCTTCCAATTCCAATAATTCTTCTTCAAATTTGAACTCTCTCTTTTTTGCTTCCTCTATTCTTATCAAATTAAAAATGCTGTCTTCTGATTCTGCCGGGAATTCCGACTCATAAAGCACTGTGAATTCAAGTGGAGTTAATTCTTCTTTTTGTTCATTAATGAATTTCTGCGTTGTACGTCCTTCTTCCAGGGCGATTGCCCATCCTATTTTGTAATGTTTAAATTCTGGGTTTGTTGAATGTTCAAATGCAACGTTGTCTCTATCCCATGGATTGTATAATTCTATTAAGACTCCGTTCTCTGGGTTGTCTCCCAACATACGCATTATTTTTGCATTCGCTTCCCGGGAGATTAAACATGCCTCATCTTTTACAACTATGTCTGCTCCGAATCCCATCAGTCTGTTTGCATCTCCCTCTGCTGAAAAAACTCTGTACTCACATCCATTTGAAAATGTCTGCCTTTTTCGTGATGCTTCTTTTCTCATACGATCCAATCCTTGAACTTCAATTTGTGCGAGATCCATTAAATCCTTTGATGCGAATATGAGCTCTGTCATGTAATTTCTTAAAATCTGCGCTTGTTCTGCTTGTGGCCCTATCAATGCAATCTTTTTGTTTTTGTAAAATAAAATAATCAATCCCATCGCAATTGAAACACATTTTGTCTTTCCGTATCTTGTCATTGCTGATACTGTTATTCTTTTGAATCTGAAAAAAATTATATCCCGAATCAGGTCTTGCTGTTTCCTTGTTGGATCGAAATTAAAATAATATCTTGCCAGTAACCTGACATTTTTATTTTGGAGCGCTGTTCGAATCTGTTGACTCAATTCCATCTTTGCACTCCTCCATTAATTTGCTTAGATCGAGATTTTCTGATCCTGTGACTTGTATCTGCAGTGGATTCTTTCTTTTACGTCCATATGATTCCAGGATCCTTATTTGTTTTTCTGTGAGATTTCCAAGTTCTCTTTCTGCGGCGATTCTTGCTTCTACCCTTATATTTGGATCTGATGCAATCCTGCTTAATCTCTCAAATGATTTTATGACTCTTAACTCTGCCTTTGTTCCAACAATATCCACTTGCTCTTTTGGAATTGAATTTAAAATGCTCGTGTAATATTTATCTATTGTTTTCCAGTCCATTCCGTACTTTCTTGAAAGTGCTGCCTTGTTTACTTGGTCCACTCCAAGCAAATCTATGATTCTTTGAATTTCATAAATAGCATACGCTCTCTTTTTCTTTGGGTGCCACTTTTCAGGTATCTTTTCGAGTATTTCTGTCGCAATGAATTCTGGATTTATTTTTGCCATGTTATGTGTAAATTGGATATATCTCACCCTGGAGATGATTTAACAATTTCCCTCCCATCCGCACTTCCTGCATTTCGCTTTAAAGCTTTTTCTTGGTAAAAATTCCGTCCCCTTATCATTTGTCTTTTTTCTCTCAAGGTACTTACATCCTTCTTGATTGCATTTTGGGCATTTCATATTTTAATTGCCTGCCTTTTTGTTTTTGATTCCCATCTGTCTATGATTACTTGAATGTATTTGGGATCCAATTCCATCATGTAGCATCTCCTGTCTGAATTTTCACAGGCCATCATTGTACTTCCTGATCCTCCGAACAAGTCCAACACTATGTCACCTGCGTCACTTGAATTCGTTATTGCTTTCTGGATGAGTCTGACTGGCTTTTGTGTTGGATGTACATAATTCTGTGTGTCTGCTCTTTTGATAAACCAGACATCTGTTTGTCCGCGATCTCCCCTGTATTTCTTTTCCGGGTAATAAAAATAAAGCATTGGTTCATATTGTGAATGATAATCTCTAGCCAGCATGCTGAATCCGTTCTTGACCCACATTATAAACGTTGGTCTGTACTTCAAATGTTTCATAACCCATGGATATATCTCTTCGATTTGATTTGTTCCGCAGCACATGTACACTGCGCCTTTGCATATTCCTGTGTGAATTAAGTCCAGGAGTTTTGTTGCCGGGAAGTTTACGTCTCCCATTATTTTTCCGAGAACTCTTTGATTTGGCTTGTTGACTGCTCTTCTTCTTGTTTCTGGTGAGTAATCTACGCTGTATGGAGGATCCATCCATATCATGTCTGCTTTTTGTCCGTCAAGTAATTTTTGAACATCTGTCCAGGCCAGGCTGTCTCCGCACATGAGTCTGTGGTTTCCCAATAAAAATATGTCTCCTTTTTGAATGTTCATGATAATTCCTCTTGTTTTTCTTTTGGCGCTTCGTCTCCCCATGCATCAAATCCAGCTATGACTCTCCGTGAGAATATATCTATTCTTGGCCCGGGTGACATCTTCTTGATTTTGTTATAAAATTCTGTTGGTTTCTCTGAATGATGTCCTGGCTTTGTGAATGCTTTTAACCAGTTGAGTTCTGCGATTCCAATCCATTTCTGCATAGGCTTTCCGAAAAATCCCAATAAACAGAATTCTGATGAACTTTTGTATCCGTTAGCCACACAGAATCCTGTTGGTTTGACCCAGGATATTGTCATGTGATAATTTACACCCCACTTTTCCAGGATCTCAAAAGCCTCTTTAAGTAATTTGTTTGTTGTCCATAAATAAATGTGTGCTCCTGGTGCTGCAAAATCTTTTAATGGAAACTCTCCTATTTCCTGCAATGTCATTGTCTTATATGGCAATTCCTGTCTCCTGTTTGGCCGTCTTCCGTAATGTCCCTGCATCTGAATCTGCCATGGTGGGTCTATGACAATTGTGTTGTATTTCCCCATTTTGTTCAAACCTCCTCTTTTTCTGTTTGAATTTCGTCAACAGGTGCGTCAGGTTGCGTTTTTTTGACTTCTTCGCCCTTTATTACCTCAAACTTTGCGTCTGGCTTGTATAGAAGATATCTTTCGATTGCTATGCTGACATATCCTGGATCCAATTCTATTCCGTATCCTTTCCGGTTTAATTGATCTGCTGCGATGATTGTTGTTCCTGATCCGCAGAAAGGATCCAGTACTTTCTCTTCTTCGAATGTGAAGAATCTTATGCAATTGAATGGTAGTTGCACTGGAAATGGAGCAGGGTGTCTGATTCCGTCTTCTTTCCAGAGTGTTGTTTCTGGCTGCATCTCCCAGACGTTTCCTGCATACTTGCTTAAAAGGATCTTTGGAATTTGTTCGTCTCTTCTTTTTTCCTTTCTCCGAGGATCATCTCCTGCTCCTATTTTGTATGTGATCATTGAGTTGAAATCTTTCGGAAGTTCGTCTGTTGAAAAAATCTCAATCATTTCTGTATGCAATGCCGGGCTGTACATTCTTGGGAATGGATTTCTGAATGTATAAGTTGGCCTGGCTGTTCCGTAAGGTTTCAGCCAATAAATGTTCCTGAAGAAGTGATATCCCTGTTTCTTAAAAATAGCGTGATATTCCGCCATGAGATTGATTGGCCCACTTTCCTTTCCTATGTTCACACAAATATATCTTGTCCTGTCCATGAAGTCTTTTGCGTTTGAGAAAACTTTGTCAATCAATTCAAAATATTCTTTAAATTCTTTGTTGTCATTATACGCACTATAATCCTTTCCCACATTATAAGGAGGACTTGTAACCAATAAAT